GACCATGTTCACCGCTCAGGCCTTTGCACGCTACATGCGCAACCGCGTGCTGCTGAAGTTCCCGCGTCACAAGCTGGCCAGCGACGGCACGCGCTTCGGCGTCGGCCAGGCCATCGTCACGCCGTCCATCATCCGCGCCGAGATGATCGCCGCCTACGGTGAATTGGAGGACAGCGGCCTGGTGGAGAACAGCGACGGCTTCGAGGCGGCGCTGATCGTCGAGCGCAACGCCGGCGACCCGAACCGCGTCGATGTGCTGCTGCCGCCCGACTTCATCAATCAGCTGCGCATCTTCGCCGCACTCGTGCAATTCAGACTTTGAGGGGGGCTGACCATGGCAAACAACTGTGTCGCCGGCACGGTCTACGTGAAGGTGGACAGCCGGCAACTGTCCGTCCGGGGGAGCTGCGCCATCACGCCGAACCGCTTCACCCGAACCGGCGTATCCGGCCTCGATGGCGTGCATGGCTACTCCAGCGTGTTCCATATCCCGCAGATCGTGGTCGAGATCACCAACCGCACGCAGTTTCCGTTGACCGAGATCACCGAGATCGTCGACGCAACGGTCACTGCCGAGCTCGAAAACGGCGAGGTCTGGGTGCTGCGCAACGCCTGGGTGGCGGACGACACCGAACTCGCCGCCGAGGACGGCACGGCGTCCGTCACGTTTCAGGGCATGGCGATTCGCCGTCAGATGGCGGCCGCGTGATGGCTGGCCCGCGCATCGTGGTGGCGTTGCGGACGCCCATCACCCATGGCGACGAGATCATCACCGAAATCGTCATGACCGAGCCGACATTGGGCGGCCTGATGGAAGGCGACAACGCGACGGGCAACATGGCGAAGGTCGTCGCGACGATCTGCGCCTGTTCCGGCCTGCCGCCATCGGTCGTCAAACAACTGCGCGCCCGCGACGTCAAAGCGATCGAGGAGGCCGCAGAGACGATCATGGGGGAAGAGTTCCCAGTGACTGGCGAAACGACTGCGCTTGGATCGCCTATACCTTTCACTGGAGTCCGGAAGCCATCAAACGGATGACCATCAGCGAACTGTACTGGTGGCGTGATCGCAGCCACTACCTCAGCCGTGAAATGAAGTCGGGCTGATGGCGCGCGGTAAAGATCCCGGCTTCGCTGTCATCGCGAAGCTGACCGATCAGTTCACCAGGCCGATCGACAACATCAACAACAAGATCGCCCAATCGACCGCGAGGCTGCGCGGCATGATGGCGGTGCCTGGCGCGCTGGCGCGATCCACTGGTCTCGACAGGGTCGGCAGTTCATTCGCCAACGTCGGCAAGAGCGTGCTCAACCTGCGCAACTCGATCACCGGTTTGCTCGGGCCGCTGACGCGCATGGGCGCCCTGGTCGGCGGCTTCGCATTGGGCAAGGCGATCACCGATGCCGTCAGTCTCGGCGGCGAACTGATCAAACTGTCGAAAAACACCGGCGTCTCGATCGAGCAACTGCAACGACTGCGATATGCCGCCCAACAGTCCGGGCTTGGTGCCGAAGAGCTCGACGACATGCTGCTAAAGCTGAGCAAGGCGATGCGCGACGCGCGCAAGGACACCAAGGGCACAACCGACGCCTTCAAGGCGATGAAGGCGGCCGGCGTCGACATGCAGGGGCTGCGCAACGGCACCGTCTCACTGACAGATGTGTTCTACAAGTTTTCCGATGCCATCCACGTCAGCACCGATGAGGTCGTGCAGGGCGCATTAGCGGTGGCCGGGTTCGGCAGAAGTGGCCAATCGGCGATCGCCTTTCTCGGCGAGGGCAGCGACGAGATCAGACGACTGGGCGCCGACGCCGCGGTGATGTCGGACGACACCGCGGCGGCATCGAAAAAGTTCGGCGACGTCATGCTGAAAATGTCGCAACACGTCAAAGACCTCGCCTACAGCATCCTGGAAAAACTGTTGCCCGGCATGACCGGCACTGCGGAAGAGACCGATGCATGGATGGCGGCCAACAAGCCGGGCATCATCAAAGCCGTGGTCGACGTGGTCGGTGATCTGGTGGACATCGGCCGCGCGCTCCGCGATCTCATCCGCAAGGACATCATTCCGGTGTTCAAGGCCCTCAAGCCAGCATGGACGGCGTTGGAGAACGTCATCGGCGCGGGCAACGCCAAGCTGCTGGCGTTTTCCCTGGTCGTGGCACCTGGCGTTGTCGGCGCGATACTCGGTGTCGGCAAAGCATTGCTCGGTCTCGTGGCCACACTCACCGGCGCACCGATCGCGGCGGCGATCATCGGTTTTGCCGCATTGTTCGCCTATGCCGCCTATAAGATTTACCAAGACTGGGACAACATCAAACGCCAGACTGCCGATACTGGCGCAGCGCTGGTCAAGACCTTCCGCGAGACCAAGCAGAACATCGAAAGCACCAGCTGGAGCGACATCACCGACAAGTTCGCCGAGGCGTGGGGCGATTCGATTGCTGCCACCCTGGCGGTCGGCGCGCGGCTGAAAAAGACCTTCAGCGAGGTATGGACAAACATCAAAACGACCTGGTCGGAGCTCGATTTCGGCCAGATGATCAGCGACATCGGCGCGACATTTCTCGCCAAGAAAGATGAACTGACCGCCGCGATCTACAGCGTGCTGACCAATCCGATCAAAAGCATTATGGACGCCTGGGAGAAGTTCAAAGGTTGGTTCAGCGGCTTGTTCAGCTGGGTGACCGGTCGATCATCGGACATGACAAATACCGCCGCTGCTAAGGCGGGCGCCGGCCCCTATGGCCAGCAGCAGCAGGAAGCGCCAGGCGGCGCCTATGCCGGGGTCGCGCAACAGCAGAAAGAACAGCTCGGCGGCGCCTGGGGGGCAATCCAGCAGCAGCAGCAGCCGGCCAAAAGCGAGGTCAGCATCAACTTCGACAACCTGCCGGCCGGCGCGCGTGTCAGCGAGGGCCGCAGCACCGGCAACACCGACGTCAAGATCAACTCCACCTATGCCGGGCAGCATGCGCCCGCGGGAGCCTACTGATGGCGGTGCGCTGGGACTGGACCGAACCGACCTTTTTGCCAGGCATCGGCCTGATCGACGCCAGCGGTTCATTCCGCGATGCCTGGTTTCGGCTCGACAGCTACGAGACCACGGTCGGTCGCCGCGCCGATGTGCGGCAATACGCCATGCGCAACAAGCCAAACGCCGAGGATCTCGGGCGCAAGGCACGCTCGTTCAACTTCTCGGCCTATGTGCTCGGGTTCGGCTGGGAGCAGCAGCGTGACGCGCTGATCAACGCCTGCGAGGCCGATGGACCCGGCACCCTGGTCCATCCGTTCCATGGCACGCATCGCGTCATCTGCGAAATCTGCCGCGTGACCGAGAGCCGCGCCGGCGGCCGGCGCTATGCCGCCTTCGCGCTCGAGTTCACCGAAGCCGGCGGCTACGATTCGCCATCCTATGCGATCGACACCGGCTATGTTCTGCTCGACGAGTGCAAATCCGGATATGGCGTGATCGAAGATGCATTTTAGGACTGCCGGCCTGCCGAATTTCATCGCCGACGACGCCATCGCGATGGCCGAGCAACTGATCGCGTGGCAGCTGAAGGCCGCGCAACACAGCATCGTCAGCGAGGAGGCTTATGCCGAGGCCTACGCCATTGCTTTCGGTGGCCTCGACCTGCCCACGGTGATGCAACTGCCGCCGCCGGAAATCGCCAGGAACGTCGCCGCCCTGGTGCGCCAGGTCGGGCTGTTCGTGCTCGCCGACGATCCCGGCGCGCTGGAGATGCTCGATCAGGAAAGCCGCTGGACCGTCGATCTGCCCGCTGTGCACGTCGCTCGCTTCGACCAGGCCAACACGCCGATCTACACGCCGACACGGCGCCAGCAGCTGATCAACCGTACGGCGTTTCAGTCCCTGGTGCATCGCGCCGCCGCGCTGACCTATGCCGAGCGACTGCCGTCGGTGCGGGTGCAGAGCCAAACCCACGCCCAGGCGCTGCACCAGACCGTTGTCGCGATGTTCGACGACGTGATCGACGAGGCCAACCAGCAGAACGACGGCACGGCACGCTCGCTGCGCCGCGTCCAGGCGACCGCGCTGCAGCTGATCAACGAGCGGTCCGGCGACGAGCCCGAAGACGGCCAGATGATATTCGCGGCCAATCTGCCATCGCTGCTCTGCGCGCATCTCGCCTACCGCGAGGCGCGCCAGGCGGCCCGCATCCGCGGCGCCAATCCCGTGGCGCATCCGAGCTTCATGCCGACAACGCTGGTGATTCCGGCATGGCCGTAGAGGTTTCACCGATCTCGCTCGACGTCGCCGGGCGCCGCTTCGACGGCTGGCTGACGGTGCGCATCGAGCGTTCGGTTGAGAACGCCTGCATTGCGTTCGGCTTCCACGCAACGCGCACCTGGCCGGGCATGGCTGAGCAATGGTGGATCGAGCCGGGCGATGCCGTTTCGGTGCGCCTCGGCGATCACATCCTCTGCGTCGGCTGGATCGACATGATGTCGCCCGGTTACGACGGAGAGAACCACCGCATCGAGATCAGCGGCCGCGGCCGCGTCTGTGATCTGTGCGACTGCTCGTATGTCGGCCCGCCATG